AGAAAGTATTCTGATTACAGAATCTCAAAGGAGACTGACAAGTATATTAATAATAACCTAGACTCATGGTCTAGAGGTGTTATTAAAAGATCTTATCAGACTTTCATAGGTTCTCATAACTTTGTAGAGCATGTTCAAGTAGAAGAGCTTTCTAAGGGCAAAATCATTGATGCTGTTTTAAGAGACATTGGTGAAAGCCTCTATGTAGATATTCTAGTAGCTACTGATAGGAAACACAAAGACCTTGTAGAGCAGATTCTCTCTGGCCAGATGAACTCTATGTCTATGGGTTGTTCAGTCGATTTTACTATTTGTACTAAATGTGGTCACGTTGCAGCAGACGAAACTGAAATGTGTTCACATGTGAAGTATGAAAAAGGAAATACATTCTTTGATGACCAAGGCAATAAGCACAGAGTTGCTGAGTTATGTGGTCACGAAGATGTGGGTGAGACTGCTGGTGTTACTTTTATTGAGGCTTCTTGGGTTGCAACTCCTGCTTTTCCAGGTGCGGTTGCTAGAAATACCATTGAAATACCCTCTTCTGATAACCCCTCAGAAGTTCCTTCAAAATGGGTAGATAAATCTGCAAGCCTTTCTTTAACTTCTGCTTTTGGAATGGAAGAAGAAGAAGAATCTGAAGAAGGTGGAGATAAAGAACCAGCAGACGAGTCTCTCCTTAAGAAGCTAGATTCAGTATATGAGCAAGCTATCATAGACAGATTCAAGAATAAGCTTGAAACTGAGATGAAGAAAGAGAAAGCTCAAGAGAAACTCTATCCTCCCACAAGTCAATCTTCTGTAGCCCAGAACGACACTGTGATTAAAGAAGGAAAGAAAGTCTCAACCAGAGAGTATACTAAAGCATTAGATATTTCTGTAAAGACAGCTTCTAATTTAGAAGAAGCACTCTTTAACATTGCTTTAGTAAACAATCACTTTGGTGTCAGCATCCCTTCTCACCTTTATAAGATAGCCAGTAAGCTAGGAAGCACTTCTAAATATGCATCTGTTCAAGATTATATTGAGAAAGCTGTAAGCCTACATGGTAAAGCATTATCGGAGAAAGATTCTTTCATCTTAATTCGGTTAGCAAAAATAACATCCCTTAACAACTTCGGGCAGAAATAAAGTCTTGCCCTCTACGATATGAAAGGACTATGCCTTATGTCTAGGTATTCCCGTTCTAAGTCTCGCATGACTTCAGCTCGAAAAAGTCGTGTTCGCAAAGCAACCTCATCAGTTCCAGGTTATGATAATCTAGGTTGGGATCACTTCGGTCACCCTGCTTCAGCAGAACAACCAGATCTTGAAGAATATGGTATTGATTCTGATTTCGGTGAAGGTGTTCGCAAAGGTCCTTATGAGGACAGCCCTGCACCTGCTTCTTACTCATGGGAGCCTGATCACCCTGCACACTCAAAGAAAGCTCTAAAGAGTGCTATGGAGCGTAAAGCTGCTAAGTGCATTCGTATTGCTGAGTCTCGTCTTGGTAAGTTTGCTTCTCAACGTGAGATCGAAGATCTTGCACTTCGCTTCATGGATCTTCCTAACAGTGTAATCAACTCAAGAGTTGCTAGCATTGAAGACCCAATGGCTGAAGAAATTGATGCTATGCATGATATGTATGCAGAAGACATTGATCCAATGGCTGAAGAAGTCGAAGGTATGATGTACGCAGAAGACCCTATGGCTGAAGAGGTTGAAGGCATGATGTATGCTGAAGACCCTATGGCTGACCTTATGTATGACGACATGGATGACGACATGGGTATGATGGCAGACCTTATGGATGACTCTATGGATGATTCTATGGATATGATGGCAGACCTTATGGATGACTCTATGGATGATTCTATGGATATGATGGCAGACCTTATGGATGATTCTATTGATGACGACATGGATATGATGGCTGACCTTATGGATGATGACATGGGTGATTCTATTGATGACGACATGGGTATGATGGCTGAAAGTCTTTTCGCTATGGAGCATGACGCTATGGAGCATGACGCTATGGAGCATGGCATGTTTGCAAGCATTGATGAGCCTGTAGCAGACGACATGGGCGACATCATGGCAGACTTGTTTGGAGAAGAAACTGAGAGTGAAGCTGATATCCTAGCTGACGAAGTTGCTAGTCTTAAAGCTGCAAATGCCAGACTAGCTCGCAAAGTAAGAAATCTTAGCAGAACTGTAAACGCTTCTAAAGCAGAGGAAGTAAAAGCAGAAGAGACTGAGGCAGAAGAAACTGAAAGCACCGAAGAGAAAGTAGCTCGTATCGAGAGACTTGCAAACGCTTTAGCTGACTACATGGCTGAGATGGAGCGTACTGCTGCTGAAGAGGAAGAAGCTAAAGAGGAAGAAGCTCCTAAAGAAGAAGCTAAAGAAGAAGCTCCTAAAGAGGAAGCTAAAGAAGAAGCTCCTGCTGAGAAGAAAGCTTATAACTCAATGGCAGATATTCTTGCAGAGCTTGAAGTAGAGAGTGAAGAAGTTGATCCTATGGCAGAAGAGCTTGAGCCTGTAGCTGAAGACCCAATGGGACTAGACAGTGTGGCTGACATGCAAATTGATGCTCGTCTTGCTTCTATCTTCACTGCTGGTGAAGAAGGTGAAGTTGCAGAAGAAACTGAAGCAGAAGAAACTGAAGCAGAAGAAACTGATGCTGGTAAGAAAGCTTCATATCGCCCAAGCACTCAAGCTCGTCAAGCATCTGTAAAGACTCTTGGAAACATCAGTCGTGAAGCTTCAAGCTCTGATGAACTCAGCAAGCTTTGGGAATCTGCTCCAGACGTAAGCAAATTCTTCGGTTAATCCGAGAATTGTTTAATAGTTTGTTTATAGCAAACGCATAACTAATGGAACTATTGGGGTTGGGTTTTGACCCACCTCTTCTTTTATTAACACACTACTCACTTGATTACAGTGAGTATGAGCAAATCACATAGGAGATTAACTATGGCTCTACTTGGACAAGCAAGTGGTGGGTTCACTGAGAGCAGCTCTGCTCTTCGTATTTTGCACGTTGGTGTTCGTAACACTGTCGGTCAACTTACAGAAGACAGCTTCACTCAGACCAACCCCCCAATCGAAACTACTGCTGCTAGAGTAAGTACTTCAGCAGGTCTTTTAACCAACGCTCTTGGTATTCTTTCAGGCTCTATTGCATTCGCAAGACCTGACGAGGGTGCTAACTATCATGGTGGTCCTTCTGCAAGAGTTGCTGCTAGCGACCGTGTTCTTGGTGTTTTCATCAACAATGCTTCTGGCAATGCTTTTGAGAACCAACCTGGTGTAGCAAGCAACAGAGGACCTTATGTTTCAGCACAAGGTACTTATGCTAACCGTCTTTATGAGACATCACAAACAGGTGCTGATGTTGCTCTCACTTACACCATTGGTGAATCACTATTTGCTTCTGTAAATGGTTACTTAACTAATGACACAAATGAGAGAGCTTTTGATGAGACTGTTATCGGTGTTCTTAAAATCTCTCCGGACTCTAGCTCAGACGAGTTGGTTTACGATCAACGCATCTGATAGGAAAGGAAGTATATTATGAGTAATACAGTTGATAATTCAGTAAAACAAAAGATCATTAGCGACTACATCAAGACCCCTCAAGGTCGTGCAAAGCTAGCTGCTTCAATGACTCAACCTCTTCGTCTTCGCCGTGACTATACAAGCGTTGGTCGTAAGACCTTCCTTGTTGAGCAACTTCCTGATGGTGCGTTGCCTATTTACGACAAAGACCCAGACGTAACAGCTTTCGTAGTTGGTGAAGAAGGCGAGAACATTCTTGCTATCACCAAGCCTCGTCGTGTTATCTTCCCTCTCTTTGAGATTGCTTCTAACCCTGAGATTCCTTTAACTCAGATCAAGGAAAGACGCTTCGATCTTATCGAGAGAGCACAGGATCTTGCTAGAGCACAAATTCAGGCTGCTGAAGACGAGCGTGTATTCGCTATTCTTGACGCAGTTGCAGCTAATGGTTTCGACAGCGTTTCTGGTCAAACCAATGCTGACATTCCTGTTATCGCTCCTCTTAATGGTGCTGTTCTTGCTGACGCATACAGCCTAATTGAGAGACATGACCTTAGAGTTGCCCGTGTATTTATGAATGCTAGAGACTATGCTGACATTCGTAAGTTCGGTCGTGACATTCTCGATATCGAGAGTCAAGCAGCCCTTCTCAAGACAGGTCTACAAGCAACTCTTTGGGGTGCTCAAATCATCACAAGTCGTCTTGTTCCTGTTGGTACAGTTTATGTTTGTTGTGAGCCAGAAATGTTCGGTCGTATCCCTGTTCGTACAGAGTTGACTGTTCTTTCTGCTGACGATCCAAAAGCTCGTACAATCGGCTTCTCTTGCTTCGAGAATCTAGGTATCGGTGCTTATAACCCTCGTGGTCTTGCTAGACTTACTGTTACTCGCTAATCATTAGCTAAGTAAATGACCTAGAGTCTAGGTCAAGGGTTATCGAAATTAAACCTCAACTTCTTCTGGGAGTTGGGGTTTTTTTATTTATAGTCCTCCTTAGCTTTGATACTACTTAAAACTTGATCATTCCAAACCCTAGTATTTCGTTTATAGCTCCCATAGACAAAACAAGGAGTAAAAAAAATGAAGCTGTTCAATACAAAAAGAAGCCTAGCAATACATCCAGGTAGTCTTAGACTAAACCACACCAAGTTCTTAAACGATTGGTCTAGAAGTAAAGCAGGACCTAAAGATTTTGTTATCTTCTTTAAAGGTGGAAAGTACCTTAAAGTCTCTTTCAACCAGAACTCTCCTCACTATAAGAGATCTGTACCGAAGTTTGACAGAAATAAGGTGTTTGGTCTTGCTACTAAAATTCCAAGAGATGGGAAATGGCAATTTGTAGCTTATGTTTATGACAATGAACATAATCTGAGACAACTAACTGTCACAGGAGAAACCACTGCCAGAAAAGCTCTCAAAAAAGGTATTCTTGAAATGAGAGAGTATTATGTTCGCATAAACGGACTCCTTTTAAGAAGTCCAGAAAAAAAACTAGAAGATGCCCTCAAGTCACATGATTGGTGGCACATGATGAGCGATGACCATAGAGTATGGAGAGCTGGTGAGAGTAGTATGGAGAAAATCAAGAGCCTGTTAGATAAAGTGGACGATGCCACAGGTAAAGAACTTTGGTTAAAGTATGCACCAGATCAGTTTAAAGGTTATTATAGTAACAACTCTTAACTTTAAGGAGATGACTCAATGAGGATCTTTCTGTTTTTACTATTCTTGACCCTTCCCTTATCTGCTCATGCAGAAGAAGAACCTATACATAGACCTTGGGAAGCTAGTCTTGGTAATACCCAAATGTTTATTGGCTGGTATAAAAAGGGTTCTTACCCTGTACCAACTTCTTCTGCCACTTTAATTCTTTCAAGAGAAGTGGTTTTTGACTTCTCATTGTGGGCTGTATTCAATCTCCCTCTTAATTCTAACAGAAGAGTTACAGAAGAGGGTTTACTTGTAGAGAGCCAAACACCACCTACTTTTATGTTAGGTCTTAGTTATGAGTTTATCAGGTATGGAATGAGTGAGGGTAGGAGTCTAGGTCTTGATGCAGGATTTTCTGTAGGTAGACCTCTAACTCTTGAGGGTCAACTCTTTCCTGTAGGTGCGTTTAGATTAAAACTCCTTACAAAACAAGATAGCTCTATGTATGCTGGAATAACAACCTCACCTTATAACCCAGAGGGTGATTTGGTTTGGGGCTTGATCTCTGGCATGGGATATAAGTTTTAAAAAAAAGTACCCCCCTTTAATTAATCAGATAACAATAAGTATCTATTTTATTAAAGGAGAAAAATTATGAATGAGAAGATTGTATTAAGTATTTTGTTTGTTCTAGGTATTGCAGCACTTGTCTATGGTCTTAATAGAGAGAGCCTTGAAAGTGCTGTAGGTGAGGACAAGACATACAGCATTAGCTGTGAAACCCCAAAGGGTTGGGTAGAGTACAAGACCCACAGAAAACCTTTTGAAGCAAGTTGGAGGCGAGGTGGGGTTTGGTATTTTGAAAC